CATCTGTTTGAAGACCCGTTACTAAAGCTGCTACCCCACCTAAAAGTAAAGCAATACCACCACCAGCCATTAATGCTCCCTTCAATACACCTAATAAACCAGGACCTAAAAGACTCAAAAGACCACCCTCTCCCCATTTCTTTTTTTCTTCTTTATCTTTTGGTTTTTCTCCTTTTCCTAAAATACCTTTTAAAAGATCTGGTAATTTTCTTTCTAAACTTTTAAACCCTTCATCAGTAATTCCGTGTAGTAATACTTTTTGTGGTGCTTCTTCGTCTTTAATAAGATCTACTTGAGATTTAGATTCTTTCTTTTCTTTGGAACCAAATAAACCAAATAAACCACCTCTTTTAAATCTCTCTAAAAAACTATCTTTAGGTGCGGATTCTTTCTTTTCTTTGGGTGTTAATAAATTTCCGAACCATTTTTTATTTTTTAATTCATTTAATGAATTTTTAATCGGTTTAAAAATATCATACCTTGGTAATAAATTTTCTAAAGATTTTTTAAATTTGCTAAAATCCGGTAATTTTAAATCAGGGATCCTTGGTAATCTAAGGTTCTTAAAAATATCCTTAGAGATACTAAGGTCGGGAATTTTAGGTAATCTAAGGTTTTTAAAGATGTTTTCTGGAATCCTTAAATCAGGGATCCTAGGTAATCTAAGGTTTTTAAAAATATCTTTAAAATCGGGAATTTTAGGTAATCTAAGGGTTTTAAAGATGTTTTCTGGAATCCTTAAATCAGGGATCCTTGGTAATCTAAGACCACTAAAAATATCCTTAGGAATCCTTAAATCAGGGATCCTTGGTAATCTAAGGTTCTTAAAAATATCCTTAGAGATACTAAGGTCGGGAATTTTAGGTAATCTAAGGTTCTTAAAAATATCCTTAGAGATACTAAGGTCGGGAATTTTAGGTAATCTAAGGGTTTTAAAGATGTTTTCTGGAATCCTTAAATCAGGGATCCTGGGTAATCTAAGGTTTTTAAAGATGTTTTCTGGAATCCTTAAATCAGGGATCCTGGGTAATCTAAGGTTCTTAAAGATATCTTTAGAGATACTAAGGTCAGGGATCCTAGGTAATCTAAGGTTTTTAAAAATATCTTTAAAATCGGGAATTTTAGGTAATTTAAATTTACTTTCTGTTTCTTTATCTGGTGTTAATTTTAAATCTTTTAATATTGAAGTATTTAAAATTTTTGGTAACTTCAATTGTAAATCTTTAACGCCTCTTTCTGTTATTCCTTCAATCAGTATTCTCGATAATGTATTTTCTGTTTTTGGTTTAGGTGTAGATATTTTTTCTTTATTTTTTGACTCTTTTTGTAAAGGGTTAGTAAACCTAGTGATATTGGTTGTCTGTTCTTTTGATTGGCTGGGGTTTACTATATTTTTAACAACACCAAACAATCCACCTTCTTTGAATGTTTGTTTAAAAGAAGGTTTAGTTTGTTTGTTTACAGCAGCAGAAACTTTACTTGTAACTTCTTTAATTAAGTCATTAGAAATATTAATAGACTTATTGGCGAGCATTTCAGCCAATATTTTTTCAACATTTTTGGGAAGTTCTGCGGTGGTCATCTTCTTATATTATTTAAGAAGATATACCAAATTACATATTAAAAAATGAAGCGTCTAGCGAAATGTCTTTATCTACACCCAAAACATTTACTGTAATTAGTTCTTTAGTTTTGTTGCGATAATTTTCAATAAATTTAATAACTTTATTAATAATATTTGTAGGTAATTGTTCTATAATTTTAATACGAGATTTAAAATCCAGGGTGCTAAAATCTATTGTATTTTTTTCTGTTACAATTTTAGCGACATATTTGGTGATTTCATTGATAAATGTTTCACCTACAATTTCTCTGAGTTCTTCTGGTGATTCTACTTCTATCTTTACATTTTTGTGTAATTCTCTTTCTAGTCTATTCTCTGTCTCTATACTAGGCAAATCACAAACAATAGAACAGGTTCCGTGATTGATAGTTTCAGGCAAAAATTCGTATTGTTTTTTTGCAAATTTAATAAAATGGTCCGAAAGATCAATAACTTTCTTTTTAGTGTCATCTAATACCAATGAGTGTTCTTTGATCTCTTCGTCGGAAAACTCAAATGAATAATCAAGAGAAACGGATTCTATGCGTGTTTTAAACAAAACAAAGAGTTTATCATAAATTGTAAAGGTTTTAATGTCCACTGAAGTGTCTAAACAATTTTCGGAAATAATTCTATTAAACGTAGTAGTAAATTGGGAATTGTAAATAGGAGAATCTACAACGGTTTTTAATAAACTTTTAAGTTGTTCTGTGGAAAGGTGTTTAAATTTAATTTCTTTTTTTAAAGAAGGAATTAAAACGTCGAACCCCGATGAAACGTTTAATTCTTCTAAAATACCTAAAATATCTTTAACATCTGTATTCATAATAAGTATTTAATTGTACTGTTTTTTTATTTCAACCTGCAAATTCTGATGTTATGGGTGGTAAATCTCCTGACTCGTAGGGGTTGATAGAATCATAAGAATTTAAAGGTTCTCCTTCTACATTTACATTATTAGTAGAAGATTGTTGGGTGTTTATTTTATTCAATTCTTCTATTTTTTTGATAAACAAAATGTATTCACCAGGGGTACAATTTTCTATATATTCTGGTGTAAAATTACCAGATTTACAAAGACCAAATATATTTTCATAAATAGATAAAAGTTGATCGCCAAATAGTAGTTTTATAAAAATACATAAATTTTTAATATTAAAATTGAAATAAAGTTTCATGTCTTTGAAATAAGGATTGTAAGACAATAAATCCAACTCATTAAAATTTTGTATTATAAATTTTATTTTATTAATAATCGCTGTTGATATTTTGAGTGGTATTTTATTAAAAATTAAATTAGCTTCTTTTGCATCTGTGAAAATAAGTTGATTTTCTTTAATTTTTAAAGTGTTTAAAAAATAAGCATAAAATTCTTCTAACCCTTCATTATTAATTTTTACTAAATCATTTATCGTTGGTAATTTATACGTTATTTCTATGTCATCAAACTTTGAAGGGGATAATATTTCTTTGAAATTAAAAGATTTGAGTGTTTTTTCTGTCTCTAAAAGATTTACTTCTCCTGTTGTATTTTCTGCTAATTGCAATGCAATTTTAGATCCTATATTGATACTCCTCAAATTAATAAGTATTATAAAGTAATCTATAAAATTTATTTTTTTTAAATCTAAATTTGTTAAAGAAGATATTATTTTATCAAGATTTAAAAATAAAATTTCAGGGTCAGGGTCATCACCTAAGAGGGATTTGCATATTGTTTTGAGATGTTTTACTTTAAGTTCATCAAAATAAAGTGGTGAATTGTCTATTAATTCAATTTTAGATAAAAACGACACGATATAACAATTTATTATATTTTGATGTTAAATGCAAATTTTAAGAAGTTAGAGAGGTGGTTTGTGTTATAACTGAACCTTCTGATGTATAGTAGTGGTATAAAAAAGTAACGTTTCTATTTATGGGAGAATTAGAAGGAGAATAATTAAATTCCATCCCAGAAACATTTATAGGACAAACACCAAAAAAATTATATTTTTGTAATAAAACCGGTCCAGATGATGTATTACCCAATTTAAAAACAGTTGCATTAGTTCTGTAATTATCATCACCACTACGAGCTATTAATCCTAAATGTGAAGTTGCTATAACCCAAGGTCTTATAACATTGTCTACGAAACTTGTATTAGTTTCTAAAAACACAATTTTTAATTGTTCAAAAACTTCCCTACCAGCACCAACTGTAGATCTTATAAACCCGTTTGTTTGAATCCCTTCTGGATTAATAGCAGTAGCTTCACCTGGAATTTCAACTGCTTGGGCGAATAAACATCCTTTTGATTTTACATAATTTTCATTTAAAGCCTCAGCCATAGCTGTTTCTATCAACCAAGTATTTCCTGGTTCATATCTTATAGTTTTTTTAATAGCAGCTTGGGGGATGTCATCAAAGGTCAAGACCCATTGGCCTTGTCTTGGGATTTGGGTTCCCGGGCTATTTAAAAAACTATCTAAAAAGAATGGTATTCTATTGCTAAATTCAGCTAAAGTAGAAGCCATATAATATAATTATTAATTTTTATATACAATTAATAATTATTAGGATGTAGCGACTGATTGTTGTGCTGAACTAGGTAATGCCACTTGTCTCCAAAATTGATACGCTAGTGTCACTGGAACCGTTTGTACTGTTCCGTTGTCACCTACGTTAAATGACAGATCACCAATAGAAACAACATAGACACCGTACAAGTTATATGTGCGTATAACTTGGTTAATCTTACCTAAAAGATTTAGTGTTAATACTGAACCCCTACTAATATTATAAGACGCTTGACTACTTTCATCATTAAAAGTTTTAAACGTGGCATTTTCTAATTTGGTTCTTAAATCAAAAGCAGAATCACATCTAAATGTAACTGCGTAAGAGTCTGAACCGGGATAGTTAGCAGTTCCAGGAACGTTAAAGTTTAACCCCATAAAAGGAACTGCTACGTTATTAATAGCTCTTCCGGGTAAATTTGCGGTTTCTAAATAAACCAAATCCTCTTCTGTGATGCTGCCGGTGTCTCCTAACTGCCAGGCACCAATTCTGAATCGATGTTGGCGTGCGAAGTCTTTAGCTACTACTTGTGTGTAAAAGTTTGAAATGTCTTGGCTCATAGTTTTATATTATTTATTTATTAGATTAATTCTGCAAAGTTTTGACCTGTACGTGTAGCAATGAAGTTAACTAAGATAAACTCAGCAGTTCTTACTGGTTTAATGTAAATATCAACTGCTAATTCATTGCGATCGATAACATCTGGTGTATTATTTCTTTCATCAACAACTACTTGATAGTCGTAAACCCCTTGAGTATTTTTTGCAAGATCAAGAATTGGGTTGATTGAATTTCTAACTCTTGTACGTGTAAATTCAGTATTAGGTTCAAAAACGTAATATTTAAGAGTTTTTTGAACTGATCTTTCAAGTACCAAAAAGAGTCTTCTTACATTAACACGATCAAATGCTGAAGGTTTGGATTGAAGAGTTTTTTGACCGAAAACTACGTAACCGTCACCTGAAAAGAAAACCACAGGATTTAAAGAAATGGTATAAAGATAATCTCTTTGTTTTTGGTTGGGGTTGAAAGCGAGGTCTGTAATATTATTGATAATGCCTCTAGTTAACCCTGCTGGTGCAACCCAAGGTTGAGTTGCTGCATCTGATCTGGCATAAACAGCTGCTACATACCCAGAAGCTGGAAGCCAAATTTGTTTGTCTGAATATGGATCGTAATTTTTTACCCAGTTTGCATAAGCTGCTGAATAATTAGATTCAATAGAGTCATAACAATTTTTAAGCGGGGTATAAATGTCTTGAGTAAAGGTATTTCCTTTAACATTCATAATTTTGACATTTTCACCGTTAACGAAAATTTGTCTTAATGGATCAGAAATAAATACACAATCTTTACGTGTGTTTTGGCAGAAATTGTTGAAGACATTAAAAACTGCTCTCCAATTTACAATTTCATTTGCTGTTGGTGATCCTAAGGGAGCGGTATCTGTATAAACAGTGTCATCGTAATATTCTGAACCCCCATTTGCAAATATTGTAGAAAGCCCACCATCAATTATAATGTCTACTGTTGCGGTTTCAGTTGATTCAATGTGTGAAAGTGCTCTTTCAATTTTTTTAACTACTAAACCAGATGTTTTATTAGTATCTGCATTATAAGAAGGCAAGAAAGCACCTACAGGATATAAAGCTTTTA